GAAGCCATAACTAAAGATGGTCGTATGGCTATTACTTTTCTTGATGAATCTACCGTAAAACTTACAGAACATAGTCAACTACTTATTGACGAGTACATATATGATCCAGACCCAAGTAAAGCAAAAATGGCTCTTACCTTTGGACTTGGTACAGCTAGGTTTATTACAGGTAATCTAAATCGTATAGATAAACAAAATATAACTTTAAAAACACCAACAGCTAACATAGCAATACGTGGCACTGATTTTACGGCTACAGTTGATGAACTAGGACGTAGCCTTATAATATTGCTACCAGACGCTCTGGGGCTCTCTAGTGGCGAAATAGAGGTAGTTACAGCTATGGGTACTGTTATACTAAATAAACCCTATGAGGCCACTACAGTAAGCGTGTTTGAGTCAGCACCAACAAAACCTGTAATTTTAGATCTTACTCTTGATGTAATAGATAACATGCTAATCGTTACGCCACCCAAAGAAGAAGTATTAGTCGAGGAGGAAACAACTACCACACAAACAGACAGCGTTCTTGATTTTAATGATCTTGATATAGATTATCTTGCAGAAGATTATTTAAAAGAGGACAGTCTAGAGTTTACAGAATTAGATATCAATTACCTTGACGTAAATTATCTTGAAGACTTACTTAATGTTTTAGATGCTTTAGCTATAGACGAAGATGAAGATGTATTAGCACAAGCAACAAGCACACAAATAGCAGGTACTTTGTTAGGCAAAGATCCAGACACACAAATTACTGCGTTTATAACAGGCAATATAGTAAGTTTACGTAGAGAAGTTAATGAAAGTGTGCGAGTAGATGTAAACGGAAGCAATGCTTATACCGTTATACTAATACAAGATGGCGTATCTAATGTAATTAAAATAAATGGTGGAAGTGATAGTATAATAACTATCACTCAGAGTGATTAAATGAAGAAACTATTATTACCAATACTTATAATACTTTTAATACCTGTAATCTATCAATCTATACCAACAGAAATATTAAAACTAAAAGTCTTTGATGCTTTTGTAAAAACACCAGAACCTTCAAATAATTTTGTCATACTAAACATTACTGAAGATGATGTGGAAAGAGAAGGTGGTTGGCCTTTACCTAGACAAAGGCTAGCAGAAATTCAAGTAGATTTAATTAACAATGGTGCTGTAGGAGTAGGTTGGGTAATAAGTTTTCCACAAGCAGATCGTATGGGCGGTGATGAAATATTTGCTGAAACATTAAAGTTCGCACCATCTGTTATTGCCATGTTTGAAGATGGTAAAGGAAATTATCCCAAATCACCTGGCACTGTTGTGCTTGGAAAAGATAATGGTGGTATAATATCTACGGGAGTGAAGGAGAACCTGCTTCTCTTATCCAATCACACACTTCAAGGTTTAGCCATTGCTCCCACTGATATAGACCAATTAGTTCGCAAAATACCTTTATTAGTTAAAACACCAAACAACGAATGGATACCTAGTTTTGGCACACAAATATATAAATCTTTATTAGGCGTAGAAACTTATATTATAAAAACCAATGATAATGGTATTGAAGAAATATCAATTAGAGGAATACCACCAGTAAAAACAGACAGTTTTGGTCGTAAATGGATTAGTTGGGTAGACACTAATCAAACCACC